AACCAACCACCAACAGCGCATATATGCAAGCAATGGATTTTGTAAATGATTTTGCGTCTGTTGATAAATGTACTTGTGAAAGCACTGTGCGTGCCGATTGTGTTTATTGTAGGGCTAAAGCTATTGCAGCCATTGCCAACATATAAGCGCGAAACGTTGTTGTCAAGTTTTTGCTTTGGAGGATTGTATTATGACTTGGAAACAAATAAGGTCTGCTGCTGAAAAGCAAGGGTTATCATGTAGTCAAGTGTATAAATTGGTGGTAGCGCAAAAACCAACCACCAACTGCGCCAGTGATGCCATTGCTTTGGCTGAACAGTACCGTAGTAGCCATGATAAGCGTGGTGAGTGGATAACTATGGGTGAGTTTATCGAGTGGCTACAACAGCAATCCGTATAGCAGACGTTGTGTTGCCATTTCAAATTTATAACAGGAGTGATAAATGAGATGTAAATGTATTCACAGTGATGTCTGTAAGCACAGATACGAATTACAAGAAGCATTTAAAGGTATTATCGAGCCACAATTTGGTGGGAGAAATCCTAAGTATAACATGGTTGATGAATTAATAAAAACAGTGTGCCGTTATCGCAGTCCGAGAGTTGAAGAACATGGCGCACAACACGCCGTAGCACAAAATAACAAGAGACAATGAACCCACAAGAAAGAATAAACAAGCGATATGCAGAAGCTATGACAGAGCTTGATAATTTTTACGCGAAGCCTGAAAAGAGGCCAAAATATTTTAGAAAGTTAAAGATAAAGAAGCAAACAAAAATCTATAACCGGAGGCAAAGAGATGGGTAAAAAGACGTTTAAAAGCAAATTTGTTACTAAATTGACTGCTGACATTGACGTTAGCGGTAAAACGCTTACACTTACACGGGACTTGATATTTTTTGATAAAGCTGGCTGTCTGTGGAAAGCACCAAAGGGAGCAACAGCAAACGGGGCAAGTTTTGACGCTGATAAAAGGAAACTGAAATGGCTTGGAAGGTCAATTATGTTTCTCATGGGGCCGAGGTTGATGGACTTTTGGGCTTGGGCTACGGTATTGCACGATTATTATTGCGACCATGGCAAAGAGGCTGGAGTAAAATCACAGGCGGTACATGATATGTTCCTTGAGGCAATGTTGGTATGCATAGATATGATAAATTATTGGGGTAAAGAACGGAAAAAGGCGATAAAAAAGGCGCATCTTTTTCATTGGGCAGTATCGAAACACGGGCCAAGGTGGTGATTATGACTTTTGAACAGTGGTACGAAACAGTCGAGGAAAAAATAAATAAAATGTCATTTAACGTGTTAAATGATAAAATAATATTTAAGCACATAGCATATATGGCGTGGGAAGCAAAAGAAAAAGAAACATCACAGAAATTTAACCATGAAGTATACGCAATAAAAGATGGAAAGTTTACCGCTTAAGCATAAAAATAATTCTTGACAATTTATTTTATACGTGGTATATTTAATTATGACCACACCATAAGTTACGTAAAGATTTGAAAAACAAAAAAGCTCTGTATTCTTGGCGTATCATGTGGTGTGGTACTTCCAGTTTACGGGGCTTTTTTGCTTTGTAGATTATCATAGCTTCTACGCCACCATAACGGGGTTGAAAGAAACACCCAACTATGAGAAGCAAACGCAGATTGGAGCCTGCGGGGGTTTGGTTGGAGACTTGCCCTATCGGTAATACCGACATAAGAAGGATGGTCAAACTAACGGCGTGACCTACTTATGCCTTGATACTCATTATCAGGGATAGGTTTCGTAACGGCGGAGCCTTGTCCTTTCAATCTATTACAGGGATATGTAAATAAATCATTGACAATATCGCTTAAATAGTGTATAATATATAACATGAAGTATACACCCGAATTAGGTGAAAAGCTGCTGGATGCCATTAGGAACTCTGCTACATTGCGAGACGCATGGGAATATGTAGGAATATCGCACGCCACATACTATTACTGGAAAGAAACGAAGCCTGAATTTGCTGAATCCCTAAAAAAAGCGATTAAGGTAGGGGAAAGCAACCTCGAAAACTATGCTGTTTCATGTATTCAAAGGGCAATGGAGAAAAGTTGGCAGGCTGCTGCATGGTGGCTTGAGCGCACAAAACCGGATAAATATGGCAAGCGGGATAATTTCAACATTGAAAACGGCAATTCACCTATAAATATAAAGTTTGAGACAATTGGAAAAAGCACTACAGATTACGAGCCCGCAGAAGAGGTTTCTCCAGAGTAAAACCAGGGGAACAATATTCCAGGGTGGTATCGGTTCTGGGAAAACGCTTATCCTGTGCAGGCTGGCAATAGTAAAAGCCTGCAATCAAGGAAGGCGGTTTTGTATAGTGTCTTTTTCCTACCCGATGCTGCGGGATGTTGTGCTGCATACGTTAAAAGAGGAGCTATACAACTTCGGGCTTGAAAACAGTAAGCATTTTTTAATTAACAAGACAGATAAAAGCATTATATTCAGGCACAACGGCGCAGAAATTATGCTGCGGTCAGGTGATAAGCCAGACAGCTTACGCGGGTTGAATATACATGATTTTGCGATAGATGAAGCCCGTGAGTTTAAGACACGGGAAATATTTGACGTAATGCTGGGGCGTATCCGCGGTGCTGAAGATTCACAATGGTATATATCGACAACAACACGGGGGCACGATTGGGTTGATGAATTAACCAAAAACAAAGACGTTACAGTAATAAAGCAAACTACTTTTGACAATCCATTTTTACCTGAATCATATATACGAGAATTACAGGAACAATACACAACAGAATATGCAAGGCAGGAATTATATGCAGAAATTGTCGAACTTGGTGCGGGAGTTATTAAGGCTTCGTGGTTTAACGTTATCGGGTATAATAAACCGATTGAGGGAGTACGCTTCTGGGATTTGGCTGTCTCAATCAAAACGGCAGCTGATTACTCGGCTGGTGCTTTGTGCTATATGCGTGGTGACCGGCTTAACATTGTACATATTCATCATTGCAAGGTGGAATATCCAGAGCTGCGAAAACGTATTATACAATATGCGCAGAATGATGGAAAATCCGTAATAATCGGACTTGAGGAAGCCGGACAGCAGCGGGGGTTTATTGATGACCTTACTAAATGCCCAGAGCTTGCAGGGTACACAATACGGGCAGTAAAACCGCATGGGGATAAATTCAACAGGGCTATGCCCTGGGCTTCACGGGCAGAGCTTGGAAATGTTGATATATGCAGCGGTGCCTGGAATAAGGGCTTTTTTGACGAGTGCAACGCTTTTACCGCAGATGACACTCATACGCATGATGACCAGATTGACGCGGTAAGCGGCGCATATAGTATTTTGACAACTAACAGACAGGTTACAGGTGCAAGAATCAGATTTTAATGTTGATGTGATTGACGGGCATGATAATTTATGCCACATGAGCTTGACCGATAAAAAGACTAAAGCGGTTGTTTATGGTTCCGGTAAATTATATTACAATGTTTACAATAAACTCGAAAAGCAATTAAAAGAGAAAATCAAAAAACTGGAGGAAACAAATGGCGACTAATATTGATAAACTGGTTGCGCAGGCGGTTGCTGCCGACCCGAACACGAGCGCAACGGCAACGTATGAGAGCGTGCTTAATATCGGCATATATAATTTTATGGACTATGCGCATGATGGTACCGAGGGCTTTCGTGACGGCAGATTTTTAATCCCGCATAGTCGAGAAATGAACTATATAAGCAGGCGGGATTTTTCTTTTTATAAGAACTTTTTTAAACCTACTCTGCGAGCAATGATAGAACCTGTTTTCACAGAAAAGGCGTCAAGAAGTGTTACCGATGAAACCGGGGCGGAAAAAACAGATTTGATGTTTAACGGGTTTATTGAAGATTGCGACAATACAGGGAAGCCATTGCAGGTTTTCACAGAAAGAGTTGTTAAAACTGCTCGCCTTCACGGTGTATCTTTTGCGGTAATGGATAATTTCAGACCGGAGGAAATGCCGGAAACGAAAGGCAATGCAAAAGATATGCGGGTGTTTCCCTATGTGTATATGCGCAAGGCTTCACACGTTGAAGCATACAGCGTTGATAAATTCGGCAACCTGCAAAGTATCACTTTTCTTGATATACCTGTATCAACAACAATGGCAGACGGCAAAAAGAAAACAGAAGACAGGTGGCGCACCTGGACGGCAAACGAGGTAATTATCAGTAAGAAAAACGACAGCGGGAAAATGGAGGTAATTGAGACAATCCAGCACGGCCTGGGAGTTATCCCGGTAATATCTGTTTATTCTATTAATCGTGATGATAATACAAACATTTTGGTAGATCCGCCTTTATATGACCTGGCAAGGATTAACGCAGTTGGCATATATAATAAAGACAGTGAAATGCGGGAGCTTGAGCGTTCGCAGGAGTTTGCAGTATTCTGCGTGCAGGCAGAGCAGGCAGGCAATCTAACGATAGGCACAAACAATGTGCTATTTGTCCCGATGGGCGCAAATATGCCGGAATATGTTTCTCCGGATTCGAGTACAATAAAAGAACTGCGGGAAAACCAAGCAGCCTTGATTGAATCATTTTTCCAGATTGCAGAGCAGAACGGGGTAACTGGCATACAGTCGAGTAAATCAGGTGTTGCGAAACAGTGGGACTTTTTCGCGCATGAAAGCGTATTAAAGAAAACCAGTCAAATGGCTATTAATTTTGAAACCGAAATAGCAGAACTGTTTAAGCTGTACACCGATGAGAAATTTGACTATATCGTTGACTATCCTTTTGACTTCCAGCCGCAGAATGTAAAAGAGGAACTGGAGATACTTGATAAGGCTTTGCTCATGGATTTAGGTAACACCGGCAATGCAATAGTAAAATCAAAGGTGATACGGCTGGTTGCAGCCGATGAAAAGCCGGAACTGATAAAGCAGGCAACGGATGAGATCATGGAAGAAAAAGAAAATGTTGAAATGAATC